CCTCAAATGAAACAACTTCATTTAAGTCTTCTTCTTCATAAATGCCCCCGAATACTTCGTCAAATCTATCTTCATAAGCTTCATACACACCATAGTTTAGGTCTTCAGCATTATCGTATGGGTCAGGTACAACACTTTCTGGTGTAGCGATATAACCTTTTTCTCTTAATTCTTCTGGTACTAATAAATCAGCTTGTTCACCGTTCATCTTACCTAAGTTTTTAATTACTTCACCACTTGGTCCTACTAACACATACTCTTCTACATGACCAACGAAATCAGGGTCTGTTGTATTAGAAAAATCGTAAGTTTCTTCTTGTTCTCTTAAGTTTTTACTTTCATTTATGATTCCTAATTCTTTGATGAAAATTTCAAACTTTTTCTTTACCCCTGCGTCAACTGATTTATCTTTTTCAGCTAATTTAATTATTACTTTTAGTAATTTAGTAACTAAATCCCTTTCTTTCAAATCGAAACTTGCTTGATTAATTGTGCTTGCAAATTTCTTAAGAGTTTTTGCTATTTCTGTTTTTGAAAGTGTATCTTCTCCAGCACCTTCTTCTGAGTTGTTAGTGTCAGAGGTTCCTAAGTCTTCTTCTTTTATATGTCTAAGAGCTTTAAAATCTTTAGCGTCAATTTTACCATCATTGTTTACATCAATTTCTGATTTTTGGGCAGGTGTTAACTCCTTTTCATTGGTATCCTTTGTAGCCTCCTTGTCAGCTTCTCTTCTACCTTTCTTAGACTTTTTCTTTAACACTTCAGTCTTGTCAGTTCTGCTCTTACCTTTGTTAGAACCACCCATTCCTTCATACATAGTTGGGTCTCCCCATCCTTGACCTGAATCACTATCGAAGTGACGATTATCCATCATGTCAGAATCATACTCACCAAATGCCATATATTCAGCATGTTGTTGTGCAGAATCTAGGTCGTTAAAAACCCTAGATTTATCAAAATTCTTATCCACTATTTTAAATTGCCCATTAGGTAGGATGTGAATTGTAATACCTTCGTGATTTATAGTGTTCTTCAATTCTGCTCTTTCTCGGTTTCTCTCAAATTCAAGTTCCTTATAGTAGTCAGGGTTATCTAAATTTTCATTCAATAACCTCTTTGTCTTGTTAAGAATATTACCAAACTTCTTGTTCTCATTAAGTCTTTCGGCACCCTTAACGGTACCAAGAGTTTCTTGAGATTTAAATCCCATAAGATGCTTAATCTTGCTCATATCTTCATTGATTCGAGCTTTATTAGAAGATGTTAATACAATACCTTCATTAATTAATGACGACCACTTAACTCTGTAAGTTTCATTACCATCAGTAATTTCGAACTCATTACCATCAACCTTATAAGATTCTGGAATAAGTTTCTTTGCGTTATCCATTCCATTGAATGGTTTTTTGAATTTAAGTCTTTTCATAATTTATATGTCTTGTTTTTCATCATTTCTATTATTATATCGTATACGTGTTCGTATAATTTTCTACCCAATAACTCAATACCAAATTTAGTTGTGGTCCCGACCCATTTTTTAGATTCTCTATGTGGATTTAACCCATTTTTGATTATTTTGAACTGAGTGTCTTGGTCTGAGTTTTTAAAGTTATTAATAAGTTCCTTGTCATCCATTTTCCAATTAGAGTCTTCAATAGCATACTTTATTAACTGGTTCGCTCTGTTTAAAAGGTCTATTTTTTGTTTTCCAGTTATTTTTGGTTTACCACCTTCAAATACTATTGTTCTTTTAAATGCAGTGGTTCCATCGATACTAATTAATATAATTCCTTTTTCTTTTCTAGAATCCCTTTCATAGATATCATCAAAAATTATTGGTACAAGTATTTTACCACTTTCTGTATATTTATTGTATATTTTTTTAATCCCCTTTTTACCAGCATCATTAGTTATAACTTTTAAATCGTTATATAGTAGTAATCTTGGTTCGTAAGTATCACCTTGTCTTTTTTTCTTTACAAGACGGTCTTGTTTTTTCGCCTTGTCAGACCTTTCTTTATACTGATTACTAATTCTACGTTTAAGTTCACCAACTTCCTTTATTGCATGATTTATGTCGGATTGGTCCAATATTGGTTTAATTGCGTCTTTAATCTTTTGCCATTTATCATCATCAAGTGTGTCAATATCCAAACTTGAACCTGAACTACCGCCAGAATAATCTTCATCATAGTACCATTTATACATTAACACACCTTCAGTACAAATGATTGAATTAGTACCACTCTCATCATCACCCCAATCTAAACCCATATCATATAATTTATCTTCAGAGAACACGTCTTTAAGTGCTTCTTTAAATTTAGGGTTCCTAACACTCATTACTGGTGTTATATTAATGTATTCAATATCGGATTCACTGCTAGAACTACCACCAGGTAAATCATCGTATTCATCACCGTAACTTCTTGAAAAACCACTACTTTCAGTAAACAAACCAACCCTAACCTTTTGAAAGTTAAGGGCTTGTTTTACTTGTTCAAATATGTGTGATAAACTTAATTTCATTTTTACCAATCATCACCACCTCTTAATTTTCTGTTAGATATTTGTTGTGCTCTATTTTTTCTATAAGTATCGTATTGGTTTATAGCGGATATATGTGGTGGAGTTTTACCACCACGGTTATAATTCATTTCATCACGCTCAACATCACTGTCATCTAGACCAGATAGATAGTTGAACTGTTTGTTTGAATTATCGAAACTAACCATTTTATCATTAGCGTCATCATAAGACATCGGACCTTCGATATCCCAACCATTACCTTGATACTCATCTACTTCAACGTCTGAAATTACATGTAATCTACCTTCTCCTGGTTCATCCATGAATGAGGCAGTAAAAAATGGTCCAGTATAAGACTCATCTGGGTTCCATTGCTCACTTAAACCGTATTCATACACACCTTTTTCCTCGTCTGGTATATTCGTGTTAATATGTTCTTCAAATTTATTTACTACATTATTAAGTGCTTTCTGTTTATCTGTTTCACTTAATTCAGACATATCAATTGCATCTTTTGTAATCGTTATAATGTTTTGAAAACTTTTTTCACTAATATATTCGTCATTTAAAAAGCTCTCTGTCGCAATATTATTAGGTGATATCATCAGTAAATGTGTTCTATAATGGCTACTCCCAAATCTTACTTCAATCGGGTAGTTAACTGATTGAGCATTTGGATTTATCTCTGTAACTTTGTATATTTTTCTATTTTCGTTGTCAAGGTTTTTTTTATCCTTATAACCATATATTATATTATCGTCTGCATGCTTATTAACCATTATGTTTAATTTCTCCTCCTCATTATCTTTTTCAATCTTTCTTTGATTAGAAATTTGTTGTTGTCTATTCGTATTAGATTCTTCATCCACATTATATTCATCCATACCTTCAAGGTTTCCCTCACCAGTAAATCCAGGGCCACCAGTCATTTCAGTCATAAGATTCTTAGTCTTACCTAAGATGTCATTAAATCTTGCGTTCTCATCAAGTCTTGCAGAGCCCTTAACGGTACCAAGAGTGTCTTGTGACTTATAACCCATAAGACGTTTCATGTTTTCCATGTCTTCGTTCATTAGGTTCTTATCTGAAGCCTTAAGAACAATTGCTCTACCTTCAGTTAAGCTTCCTTCCCATCTTATTTCATATTTTTCATTTCCATCAGTCATGTGAAATTGTTTTCCATTAACCTTATATGTTTCTGGAATTAAATTAAGAGCATTTCCAACACCCTTAAATTCTTTTTTAAATACAAGTCTTTTCATTTTACTTTTTTTGTTAATTTTATTTTCTGATATAGCAACACTTTTAGGTGATTTATTATTCATTGAGCTGTCCTTAAAGTCGGTAGAGTCAACACTAGTTGTATTCTTATTACTCAATTCACTAGCTTTATCTCTTTTTTCTTTAGATGATTTAATTTTCTTTACTAAATTCTTACCAGAGTCTGGTCCAGTAAATCCAGCTTGGTCAGCTGTTACGACATTAGCGTAGTCTGGAGAGTTGCCCATTGATGCGTCACCAGCTATAGCTTTTTCTGCTCTTTCTTTAAATGTCTTACCTGGGTCATTTTGAAACCTATTCATTTCAAGACCGTTCATGATTTCCATTTCACCATGATATTCTTGTTGTTCTTTATCGTTTTCGTATTTTACAGGTTCAGTTCCTTTTTCTAAAGATTTTTCATAACCTTTCATTTCTTTAGCAACTTCTTTTTGATTAGCGTTATTAAACTTCTTTGAGTCCGCTTGAACTTTTTCAGTATTAGACAGTCCTACAGGTTTTTTATCTTCTGATAAAAAAGTACTTGTCAAATGTTTTTTTATATTTTTCTTGTCCATAATCTGCTTTATTTATATAAATATCTAATAATTACCTAAAATTATCTTATTTTTTTAAAATTATTTTACACTCTTTAATGTGTCTGAGAATATAGTGTCATTAACTATTATACTATCCTCACATATTTCTTTTACTATTATAGAATCAATTAATGTTGTATCTGATTTAATTATTAATTTATCTACTTTATCTATCTTACTTTCGTTGGAGTTATATAAGATTAAAAATGCCCCTATTACAACTATAATCATAGTTGCAACTAATTTACTTATTGATTTTACTGTTTTGCTCAAAATATTTATATTTAATTTATTATTTATTTACTTAAGTTGTTTTAACTCCTTGATTACAATATGGAAATGTAGAACACTTTTCAGGTATTTTAACTTCTGTACCACCAGGTATTGTGGGTTTTTTCCATGTTGGACCTTCACCTCTTAGTGTGTCACCTGTCATTTCTGGGTTAACAAAGCTGTTAACGTCATATGCTCCAGAATTTTGGACACTTTGCTCTAGTATCTCTTCTTCGTATTTTAAAGTGGATAAAAAATCTTCATTTAGATATTCCTGACATAACCCTAAAAAATTAGTGTATTCATCAGTTATACCTGATGTGTTAGCCTCATTAGCTAATTTTATTAGTGTATTAATCATTTTTGGTATCTTTTTACATCCTTGGTTACCCTCTGGATTATTTTCTAGTTCATTAAGTATATCACCTTTAAGTTTATGTAAATCTTGAATAAATTTAGAGTTTGGTTCACTGTTATAAGAAATTATTTCTGATAATTCCATAACCTTATTAATAATACTGTTATTAGTTCCTATTTCAACCTCTTCATCATTTATAATGACAACATTTGTTTTGTGTATTGGGTTACCTCCCGTTTGACCCACATAAGCACCAGCTGAACCTGCCATTGTTGCTTCATCTTTTGGATAAGAGTCTTTATTCTCTTTTTTTAATCTTGTTATATCTCTAAATGCTTGTCCATATTCACCTTTATTATATTGATTTTGAAAAGATAGATAGTTGTCATGAGTATTTTCGGAGTTATCTTTTAACCAGTCCTCAACGTATTTTTTAGGATTTACCTCAACTCTTTCAGGTTTACCTTGATAATCTTTAAACATGTCTATAGTCTCACCAGGTTTGTGTTCTTGGTATTCATTTTCATGAAGCATTTCTTCTATCATCTCCATAACTTTATATTCACTACAACCATTATGCATTTCATAAAGAGCTTCACACATTACATATTCAACAAGGTTTTTATCGTTGTTAAATTTTTCTTTTACTAATCTGTTGTTGTTGACTAAGCCAGCTAGTTCCATTAATTTGATTAACTTATCGTGTTTTTTTTCTGTGTTTTCATTAACACCATATAGTTCGGAAATAAATGATTCGTACATTTCATAAATTTCATTTATTTTACCACTTTGACCTTCTTCCATCTTATTAATGTCGGCTCTAGCCCCTGAAGATAGATTTTTGTTAAATTCTCTACCAATTCGTGAAGATAGGTCTAAATTCTCATTAAGTTTTTCAAGTTCAACTATCCTACTATATTGTTCTTGGGTTATCTTAAGAACTTTAGTTTTACCTAAGTCTTTTAACATTTTAGCTTGTTGTTCACTTATTTTTATTTTCTTCATGTTAGTTTCCTTTGTTTGATAGCATGTTTTTCCATACTGACCTCTTTACCCAAAGAGCTTTATATAGTTGTGTTAATACGTTCTTAGTGATGTCAACAACCTTGTCTTCTAATTCCTTTTCATTTTTTATTCTATCCTTAACTATTTTTTCGATTTTACCCTTAAACTCACTAGAATCAATGTATTTTTTGATTTCAGTTTTAGCATCAGTTTTAGTGAACTCTTCAGTAAGTCTTTTCTTAATTAATTCTTTCATAAAAAAGGTTTATATATAAATATAAACGAATACCAAAAAAACCCCATCTATGAGGTTTCTTATTTATTTTCTTTATAAAATTTAATGAGTTTTTTAATTATATAGACATCATTGCTAGAATTAAATGTGTCTTTACCCTCTAGTGACTTTACTAAATCATCCATAGATACTTTATCATAGTCAATAGGATTGTGTTTAATATCTAACGTTAATGGATTTTTATTACCTGTTAGTTCTTTATATAATGGGTTTAATTCTCCAGTATAAGGGTCGTGTGTTGGTATGGTGTTATTTTCTTTTGATTTTCTTAGAAATTTATGCATATGATTACTACCCATACTAATTTAAAGTTAATAATGTTATTATGGGTAAGACAACAGAACCTATTGTAGATAATATTTTATAAAACTTTTGTTTTCTAATTTCTTTCTTTTGTTGTTTTATAATATCCAGTTGGAAGTTAATCTCGTCGTCTTTATTTTTATTTATATCACTTAAATTTTCTACTATAGTCTCATAGTTAGATTGTTTTAACGATAACTTTACTATAGTTTCTTTTTGAAGTGTTATAGTTTTTGTATTTAAGCTATCTCTGTCCTTGTAAACACCTAAAAGACTGTCGGTATACTGATACTCTAGAACATCATTTAAAAGTGTTCTAGCGTCCTTGTAGCACATCTGTACTAATGTATCACCCTTTTCATTTATAAACGTTTTAACTCTATTTTCTGTTGTTGAGGTAGTTTGAGAGTTCACCTGCAATTTCATCAGCATTAAGAGTGTTAACGTAAGTAGAAACTTTACCTTTTTCATTTTCTAGGTCGTTTATTTTTATTTTAGTTTTATTTAATTGAGCTTTGGTGCTATCGATGTTATTAATCAATTCTTGTATCTCAATATTTAATGATTTGTTTAACATTAATAATGTATCATTATTTAATTTTAAGTTTTCGTTTTTTACCTTTAGACTATTAATTTCTTTTTCGTACATGTCAATACCTGTTGAAGGTCTGAATACGAAACTAAGAATTAATGCTACGCCAAGTAAAATTATAAACAAATTTTTAGTATCCATTTTAATCATTTTTAGTGTACTCACCAATCTTTGATGCCCAATCTTCTTTCCAGTTCTTATAGTAAGCACTTAGTTTATCGAGCATTTGTTTAACCTCATCAGTTAAGTTAACGTTGTCAGCATTTATAAATAATCCATCATTCTTGGAAAACTGCCAATCTATTTCTGTATTCTGAAAACCACCACTCATGACTACGTTTCCACTATCTTCAAAAATGTTAAAAGTTTTTACCGTTATTAATGGGTTTACAACTTCACTAATCTTATTAATTTCTTCTTTAGCTTCTGGACTATCTAATCCATCTTCACTATCATCTTCAGTTTCAATTTCAGTTTCATCTTCTACTGGTTCGTTATCGTTGATAGTTTCTTCATTATCTATAACAATCTCTTCATTCTCATTAAGTCTATTAATACCCTTTCTTAGAGTATTTAACATTTTTTTAGTAATGTCGTGCTCGTTTTCAATTCTGTTATTTTTCATTTTTCTCTAATTTATTTTTAAAGTCTTTGCAATTCCATGCTGGGGTTATATCTGTATAAAACTTATTAAAATTACTTCTATATAATACACCCTTAAAACTAGAAGGGTTAACTAGATTAGTATTGTGTGAGATTGCCTTAAATGGTATATTAAATTGCTCACATAATTTAGAGGTTAGTTCAACTGTAGCCTTTATTTGTTCTTTTGTAAATGGTGCCCAGTACTTTTGTCCTCTCCAATTTTTTTCAATAACAGAATCTGTTCTATTATAAATATGTCCAACATAGTTAATGTACTTATTTTTACTAACTAAGTCTTTATTTAACCAACCTTCATTCTCTAATACAATAGTTATTGTTCTTTCTATTAGGTTAGAATCACCCATATAGTTTGAAAAATAATTAGGTGAGAAGTGTTGATATATTTTACCATCTAACTTAATTGTAAACATGGCAGTATTTTTATAGTTTCCGTTAAATCTTTTAGTCCATCCGTTATAGTGAGACATATTTAAACTATTAGTTATACCAAGTATAATTTTATCCTTAGTGGTGCCTTCTGAAAAATAGTTTTTTTCATCTAACTTGTATGTAGTGTCATCAATGTTAATTGTCATTATCTCTTTTTAAAATAAACTACGTTATCGTTGCCATCCCTTGTTTCTTTGTTTGAACCTATTTTATTAATAGTTCTTTCATTTTTTCTTTCTGGTATTTTAACAGAAAACCCTCTATCCCCTTTAGTCTTTATTGGAGCTTCTTTAGGTTCTTCAATTACATTTGTGTAGGATGTTAAACCTTCACTAGATGAAACTTCTGTTGATTTTATTTTAGCATCTATAGGTGATATTGTACTTTTTAATTTTTTAGTTAATGTAGGCATCTTAGGCATCTTAGGCATTTTAGGCATTTTAATATTTTTAAATAAAGAACCTAAACTTCTTGATTTTCTCTCTGGTTTATCTTCAGATGAATCATTAACAACCTTATTGAAAACAATTACCATTAATACAGCCATAGGGTCACCTATTAGTATTAATAAAAATATGAAGTATTTCATAACTTCATCCATAGACTTGCCAGTTATTTCAGATAAATATTTTAATGGTCCTAATTCAGCGGCAGTATCATTACCAACTTTAACTTCAAGTATTTCGTTATCTAAATCAAAAATTTTAGTATTTAAACCATCTGATTTAATATTTAATTCACCTTGTCGTTCTATGGCTTTATTTAACTGCCTTTCTAACACCCTTCTAGTTGAAGATGATGTTGTAGTTATAATTTGACCTGTTTCTCTATCTTTGTACTGTATAACGTTGTTAGATAGTCCACCACTTAAATCTGAAACCCTTTCGTTTATTGAGTTTTTTTCCTTATCTACTCCATCTAATTGTGATTGTATTCCGTCACGTTTTTTTTCTAAAAGTGTGACACGACCTTCAATACTTTCCAATTTAATAAATGTTTCTTGATAAGTTGAAGATAGAAACCCGTAAATACCTACAGATGTTATTACCATTGTGATTGTAATACCTATAGATAATAGTAGTTTATATATAATACCTATTTTTTTACCATAGGTATGCATTGCTGATGTTGCGATTATTTTAGAAACTTCTATTGAAGAGAAAAATAGTAATCCTAGGGTTCCAGCACCACTAAAAACTTTCATTAAACCACCAACTGACACGTAAGCGACTATACCTGCCATAGTTATAGCCATAATTAAAATTAAATATAATAATATCTTTTTCATAGTATTATATAAATATATAGCTATCCGTTTAAAATGTCAAACAAGCCATTAGCGTTAAATCTAATTCTTCTAATAGCTTTTTCTTTTATCTGTCTAATTCTTTCCTTAGTTAAGTTATATTTCTCACCAATAGCCTCTAAAGTCATGCTGTCATACTCTTTGTTTATTCCGAAATAACATTCTAAAACTTCTTTTTCTCTGGGGTCTAATTTGGATAAAATATTTTTAATTTCTTTTTTTATTTTATCGTCTTGTGAAAAAATTTCTTTTTCAGTTGTTGAGTTATTATCCTCTAATAAGCAATACAACTCGTCTCCGTCTTCATTTATAACATCATTTAAAGATGTGCAAGAAGGTGTTTTTGGAGTTTCTAACGTTTCACCGTCTTCATCAACTAAGTCACTATCAGTTGCTGGTCTACCGTTTTTAGATTCAAACTTATCTACTTCCTTTCTTAAGTCTGATAGTTTTTTTATAACATTAGCTGGTAGCCTTATGATTCTAGAGTTATCGTTTAAACTTTTTAGAATAGCTTCTTTAATCCACCATACTGCGTATGATATAAAACGAAAACCTTTTGTGTGGTCGTACCTGGTTGCAGCTCTGACTAAGCCTAGATTCCCTTCGCTAATTAAATCACTTAAGGATAACCCTTGACCTTGATATTCTTTTGCTATTGATATTACAAATTTTAGGTTTGCTTTGACTAATTCGTCTTTAGCTTTTTCATCCCCTTTTTGTATTCGTATAGCTAATTTAATTTCTTCTTCTGGCGTTACCAGAACACTTTTTCTTACTTCTTTAAAGTAGTTTGATATTGTTTCATCTCCTGATGTACTTGTAAAATTTTTGTTCATCTCTTTTCTTCATAAAACTCTTATTTTAATTTACATCCAACAAATTAAGATATAAATCTAGTTAAAAAATAAAATAAGTAAACCCTTTACTTATTTTTACTTAATATTTTTAATAATTCTTTATCTTCATCACTTAGGTTTTCATAACCCTTATCGATTATTTGTTCAATAACTGTTTTTTCTTGACCTTCGATAAACTCTGGGTCTTCTTTACATATATCTATATAGAATCTTTTATCTTCTGTTGTTAGGTAATCATAACCTTCATCATCCAACATGTTAGTTATGTAATCTACCCTTTCTTTATACGGAAGCATTTCTGGTTTAAATTCAATGTCTGGAAATATGATTTCTTCCTGGTAAGAAGTCATTGGTATTATGTCACCTGATTTTATTTCGTTTTCAATGTGAGAAAATAAGTCTTTAGATATTTTTTTATTCATGATATTGTATCCTGTGTTATGTCCACCGATTTCAAATATAAAAAAGTTTCTTTTTAATGATTTTAAGTAGTCTTCTATTTCTTTGGCTCTGGCTGCACTTTTAAATGTTGTAATTAATATCCCTTCAGACTTTAAAACCCTAGGTCTGCTTTCAGATATTTTATCTATTTCAACTAACGCCCCATCAGTTTCTCCCATTACTACTATACAAAAGTATTTAAAATTCATAGTTATTAATATTATTATACAAATATATCGATTTTTAATTTAAAATTTAGTTAAATTTATCTTTGATATGTTATTATTTTTTTCTATTGTTATTATGTTATCAGCCCAGTCCTTAATAGTGTCGTTTTGAGTTATAAAGAACACTATATCAAACATATCCGAAACTCTTTCAAACAATGGTTTCATTTTACTTATGTTCTCTTGTGCCACCCTACCCATAACCTCGTCAAACGTTATAAAGTTCGGCGAAGGTAATGATGACATCTTACCAAGTACGCATCTTAACGCAATACTAGCCGTTGTTAACTCAAATCCACTACCAGACCTAAGAGACTTTTCAACACCGTCCTTAACTAATAAATATCTAACTTCATTTTTATTATCAATAAAAACTTCAATATTAAAATCTGTTATATCCTCAAGGAGTCTTTGAAGTTCTCCGTTTATTATTGGTAATGTTGACCTTAACACTAATTTGCTAATACCTTTTTTACCAACCATATCGATATATAATTTAAATATTATCTCTATTTCTCTTTCAGCTTTTATGGTTTTTATTAATTTCTCCTTCTTTAATATATCTTTGTCGTTGGAGTCAGTTTCAATTGCATTTGTTTGTAGCTGACTATTTAATTTAGCTTTAGTATTTTCACTTATAACTATCTTTGTGTCTATAAGACTAATATCAGTGTCTATTTTTTTGTTCTTCTCTATAGATTCTAAATTATCCTTGTATTTCTTTAAGTCTGATTTCTTATCCTTTATTTCATTTCTTAATGAATCAATATCAACACTTAATCTATCTCTTTTTAATTCTAAACCGTTTTTAGTATCAATAAGTTTCTTAGTGTTACTTAATTTACCTAATTCAGCATTAACTGTTTCAAGTTTTATTTTACTTGACTCTATAGTCTTATTTTGTTCATCAATTTCAATATTATGTTGTTTAATATGTTCTGTATTGTCAACATCATCTAATTTTCTATTACAAGCTTGACAAATACCACTCTTTATTAGGTTTTTAATGGTTGTTCTAAGTCTAATAACTTCAGCTTCAGCTAAATTAATTACCTTAGTTAGTTTTTCTTTGTCTTTCGTTAATTTAAAGTCTCTATCTTCATCAAAGTCAATGTTACCAATCTTTTTTAGTTCATCATTTATTACCTCTATATCTTTCTTGTGTTTCAAACCCTTTTCAGTTATGACCTTTATCTCACTCTCAAGTTTGGATGGGTTTAAACTTAAAATTTCAGAATCTATTTTGTCTTTTGAGGATACTTTAACTATTTTTTGCTCAGTTAATGCTTTGTAATTATCACTTTCTTTAATTAGCTCATTGTCATAGGTTTTTTTACTACTATTTAATATTTTTAAATTAGATTGGTGATTCTTTATCTCCTCTTTAAGGGTTTCTGTATCGTATACATTACCCTTCATTGATTTACTGAAGTTGTTATACATTTCCCTAGATATTTTCTCCTTAATAGCTATAGGTTCTAATCCAATAAATCTAGTTAGTAGTTTACCGCTTTCTCCAGCAGTTGAATCTATTAGAGTATCTAAGTTTCTTGAAGTAGCTAAAACAACCAAGTCAAAATCAGATTCATTACCCACTATGTTCTTAATCATCTGAGTGGTTTTAATAGCATCCTCATCATTTAAGGATTCTTCTTCACCATCTGGCATCACTTTGTAGTAATTAAGTTTATTACTTATATTCCACCCACCTTTTCTCTTAGGTTTTCTTTCTAGTTTTCTTTCTATTATTAACTCTTCACCACCTTCAATTTCAATTAAACCCTTTACTATTAATTCGGTAGCATCACTAAATTGATTAAATACTTGTTCGTTTGTATCTGTTTTAGTTGTCTTTCCGAAAAACAAAAACTTAACAGCATCTATAGTTATAGATGTTTTACCTCCTTGGTTGGCTGGATTTGAATTTACTACCGTAAATCCTTTGAACCTGTCAACTGGAAATTCATTATTTTCACCGTAAGATAAAAAATTGTTAACCTTAAGCCATTTAAGTCTATATTTTTTATGTGAATCGTTTTCTGAATCAATATCCATTTCATTATTAACTTTGTCATCTAAAGCTAATACCTTTTCAAAATTAACATCTTCTTTACCTTCCCTAGTTAACCATTCTTTAAATAGTTTTCTTTGGTATTCAGTACTCATGATACTTTCAATATTGGCACCGTCAATCTCTACCAACTCACCAGAACTATTTTTCTTACTTGGCTTATATATTACATTTATATTTTGTGGAGCTATGTCATATTTAACTGAAAAGTATTTTTTAACTCTGTTTCTAGACTCTCTTGAGTAATTTTCTGGGTAATCAGACCAATATACTTTTACCTTACCGTTTTTGTTTACCTTTATTTCTTTTTTTTCCATAAATCACTAGTGTTAGACCCTAAATATCCTTTTTTATCTCCGTATATATCACCTTCCTCTTCTTCTATCTTAGGTTTGTTTTTTTCTATTTCTAATTCCTCTTCTAATTGCTTAATCTTATCCTTTAAATCGGAAGTTTCCCGTTTAAGTGCTAGTATTTTGTCATTTAATTCTTTTTCTAATTTAGAGATTTCTTTAACTCTTTCCTTGTCGATAAGTCCGAAAGACTTACGGTCTTTATCAAAGCTAGATATACTTGATTTAAGTGTTTCTCTAACTTCGGCTAATTCCTTCTGTAATTCTTTATTAGCTTCATCGTCAGTAACAAACACCTCCTTTTCAATCTCCTTAATGACTTCCACTTCTTTAATAACCTCAACCTCTTTTTCTACAATCTTTTCAACTTCCTTTATTACTTCTACTTCTTTTATCTCAGTAGGTTTGTCCCATGGTGTTGAACCAAACTTTTCAGAAGTAAACCCTTGCTTTACCATCTTTGTAATAAAGTCGTCTACCGATGATATATCATTTACTCTACAGTAATCCCATATTTCATCTTTTATGTCTTTAGGTAGTTCCATTATTCATTTGTTAGTATTTCAGTTCCGTTATCTATATCTTCTAATGAGTCTATCTTAAATTGATAAAACCCATAGTCTGTTTTAACGTCATGTTCTTTATATGTCTTATTTTCAACATCCCACTCTAAGAACCCGTGTTTACTTATTTTTTCACCAAAGTTTTGTTGGATTAAAGAACTAGGCATAACTATTGGTATCTTATTAAATCTTAATTCTTGTCTCTTGTGTATATCACCACACATAACAATGTCATTACCTTCAAATATATCAAGACTATGACCATGTTCTATAACGTAACCAATATCTGTTGATGAGCCAATTAATGGTCCGTGAAATAACCCTATATATGTTTTGTCGTTACCATAGTCTATTCTAGCTTCTTCTATGTCTGGCCTGTTACTACCTTCTACTATTGAGTAAACGCACCAAACTATATTTTCATCTTCATAACAACCAGTTTCGGTGTAATATCTTATATCCGTATCGGGTAATAATTCAACCATTGGTGTTATACTATCGACTCTATCTTTATTGTTTTCTAATAAGTCATGATTACCTGGTATCATTACTACTGGTGCAATCTTTTCTAATTCCCTTAAGAACCATGTACCTAGTATTAATAACTCATTAGATATTGTTATTTTTTGATGTACGTAGTCTCCAGCAATTACTATTCTAACTTCTTCTCTTTGGTAACCTTTAACTAATTCTTTTACGTCACTTATAAATGTTTTAAAAGCTTCCTTGTACTCATCATGCATTCTAAATGTTCTGATATGTATATCAGCTGTGTGTATTACTTTTTTAATCATTTAATTGTTTTTTTAAATTTTTTAATCTATTTTGTTCTCTTAATTTATCATTTTCTTTCTTAGCCATTACCCCTTTGATTCTAGGTAATGGTGGCATTGTTAATACCCTGTTCATAAATGTTTTAGGTATTCTATATTCATCAAATCTACCAGTACTCATTAAGTGTACGATAATACCACCAAGAACTTTAATGTTTTCGTATTTAGTACCCTTAAGCATGTCAACGAAAAGCCTTACGTAAAGTGGTAGTTGTATCATGTAGTGACTTAGTGCTGTATCCATATGGTCTTCAAATGGAGGTAGCATTGGCTCGGTATATGATTGTATCTTAAAATTCTTTGGTTTATTTGTGTTGTGAGTGACTAATAACGATTTACCACATAAGAATGTACTAGACGGACTATCCACCTCAATACATTTAGTTGGTACTGATTCCACCTCTTCAACTGATACTATAGTTCTATAAGTTCTTCTATCTTTCTTTGGGGTTATTACTAGGTCTTGATTTCTAGATAAGAATGGGTTAAATTCACTAGTTACGAACGATGTTCTGTAACATTTAATAATTTTACCGTTAAATTTCTTATCAAATGAACTCTTAGTGGGTTTAATACCTAAAGAAGATAATATTTCAACAGTGTAATCAGCTTGACCTTCTCTAGTGGTTTCCATTACAAAATTATTTCTAGTTTTATTATATGTACCATCACTATCCATTAACCCTCTAAGTAAATCTAACCTTTGCTCATATGAACTGGATAAGTAAATTTCTGGTATATGTTTATCGCTTAATAAAGATGTTTCTCTTAACTTACCTTGTAAGTTAAATATAGTCCTAGTTGTCGCTTTACCAGTACCACCTTGTGATAAATCTTTACCAATTTCATACCCTCTTTTATTTATTTCTTCCCATACTGATTCGTTAGCTTGTGTAATCTTAGCGTCAATACTATGTCCGTCACCTAACCATATACCAAGCACATATGGGTCTATTGGTAATTTTACATCTGAATTATTAAGTGGTTTTGGATTATCTATTTTTAATATCTTATATGAAACCCTTTTAACTAAATTATCATTATAGTCTTTAATTTCTTGGGTAGTCATAACCCTTTCTTTTTTAACACCACGTTCACTTGTGAAAATTAACCACCTATGTTCAAAATCTGAAACAACCTCTTCGTTATTATCGAATTTAATTTTAAGACACTTCTTATTTTTAACTTCTGATATATTCATGATATTAACTAAGTCACCATCTTTATCATATACCTTATCAGATTTATTTAGAGTACCCATATCTTTCCAGCCGCTATCTGTTAATATTGGCGTATCTAGTGGTAAACCTTTCCAGTCTGTTATTATAATACCTAAATTACCTTCTTTATCAAACATAATCCACATTTTGTCTGGTTGCCCTGTATATTCTAAATCAGAACTACCTAAAACCATTTCAGTGTCTAATAATATAGCACCTCTTCTGTGCATTTGTCTAATGAAGTCATGTCCAGCGTCAATCATGGCGTTACCGTCAGATGTTTGCTCTTCGTCGCATTCAAAATGAGGTTTTCTAACTTCTTTGTATGCTCCATATTGTTTTAATAAGTCAGTCTCTAGTAGGTAGTGGACTCTAGACCCCTTATTGTTTGCATAATCTGCGGTACTTCTCCATTCTTTTAATAATTCATCCTGTGCAAATATATCATTGTTGCACATTTCTAATGATTTATCTAATTCTGGGAAGTCTGTATAGAATTGTTTTATCACGGTAGATACGCTAGGAAAGTTATTTCTTATTTTACCGTTTTTATCCCTCATATAGTAGATGTGGTCATCTTCTACAAAGGATAGTTCTAATTGTTTTTGTTTTTCTGTAATTAAGTTGCGTATCTCTTCCGCAATAGCTAGTAGTTCTTCTTTTTTATCCACAAAAATAGTTTATCAACAAATATATCATTTTTTTACTAGTAATTCAACTATTTATAATAAAGAAGTATGAAAAATTTAATAAAGAAGTTACTAAGAGAGTCGCTGTTAGGTGAAGTCGCAATTAACCAATCTAATATTAGTGAAGATATTGGGTTGTTTTTATTACCTGGAAATACTATTGTATTATATGATATGGTTGAATATGATGACAGTGATAGGTCTCTTGGTGTGAAAGGTACGATAACTATTCGTGATGAAAATGGCAGATATTCCGTAAATAAAGTAGCGGCACTAAAGGGATACGGCCCAATTATGCACGAACTAGCTATGCAACACGTATACCCAAAACCACTTATTACTGATAGAGAAGGGGACACAAGGGAGGGTGTTATTAACGTTATTAATAAGTTTATTTCTGGTATTAACCCTAATATAGATGTTGTTAAGTTGACTCCTGATGATAAATACTATGTTGATTGTTTAGATTTTGGTTGTGTAGATAGTGACCCAGAATTCTTTAATGCACACAACACAGAGTTTAGAATGTCAGATAAATCATTATATATAAAATTAAAAGCTGAGGGTGATGAGTTCTTGGAAGATGTTGGTTATGAATTTATTAATGAATTGGAAGACTTGGCTGGTAATTTCTTTGATAGAATGTATAGCACTTCTTAATATAATTTACTTTCTAGTATTTTTTCTGAACTCCTAAGTAGTTTAATTATACCTTTATTACCTTCTCTTTCAAAAACTAACGAAGGGTCTGTATCTGTAGGTGGTGTACATTTTTTTATCCTATTATATAACTTACCAATATTTAAGTCTTTATAAATCATTATAGCATCATCTTTAGCGTCATCATCTAATAAGATTACAATATCTGATTTAGCATTATTAAATAACGTTGATTTTAATTTGGGATACATAATTTTACCTAATAAAGGTATTGAGTTTGGAACTACTATATGGTCAAATACCCCTTCAACTAGATATATTGTACCATCCCAGTTAATAGTCTTTTCGTTAAATATAAACTCTTGTTTTGGTATATCTGGATTTAGATATTTTGGTTTCTTGGATTTATCCCAAGACCTACTTATGAAGTAATTTAAATCACCTAAATCATCATACGAAGGTATTATAATTCTATTGTGGTAATTACCTACAGTAGTGTATCCTATATTATATTCTTTAATTAGTTTATCGTCTATACCTCTATTCCTTAAGTACCTATAAGCATTTCCATAATTGTAGTCTTTATAGTTGCTTTCAGATATTTTTTTAAAGCCTTTAGGTAGCTCTATATCTGGTCTAATGTACTTAGGTAGTATACTGACATCGTGTGTGGATGGTCTTACTATTTCATACTCCTTAAGTATTTTTTTATTACCGTACCTTTTTATTAATGTTGGTACATTACCATGCATGTTGTTATCAAACTTACATACCCAACACTGAAACTTATTTTTATTATAGTTTATAGCTAATTTGTGTTTACCATCACCATGACTTAAACCTTTATCTTCGGCACAAGCTGGACAATCAAATGACATTTGACCCTTTTCCTCATTGTGTTCGTAAGGTTCACCTAAGAATTGTTTTAATATATCAGCTATTATTTGAGACATGAAAACAAATATATTAAAAATAGTTGTAAACTACAAATATTAAGACCAAAAACCTTCTTTCTGCATATAACCTAAACAGCAAGCGTATGCATCACTCATATCAAAATTTTCATTTTTAAGTGTTCTGTTTTTCTTGTAAAGCCAGGTTACTTGAGGTTCTAAGTCAGCCACTTTATCGAATATAACTTGCTTCTTGTCAATATCGTAAGGTAGTGAGCCGAAAAGTACTGGCTCTTTTTTACTTAGTTGAGATTCCGTGAAAACTTTACCAGCCTTTGTTTTTGTTCTTTTACCCATTAATTCTGGAAATGCGTATTTTCTTGCAGCATAAGAAGATATGAAGTCTGGAACAATACCTAAGATGTCATATACCGACCTAGAAATCATACCATTAAACCTTAAAAGGGTTGCAACAGTATTTACATTATTTGAGCGTACTAAGGGTTCTTCTATTATTACTTTGTCGATATCTAAATCTAAATATTTATTTAAGAATTCCTCTTCAAATATCCTAGCTTTTTCAAAAAGAGTTTGCATGGCACTTTCTGGTTTTGGTTTTACTTGAGGTGTTACGTGATGTAGTAGTTTTAACTTACCCTTATTTCCATCATTTTCAAATAAAGCGATACCTATCGTCTTTGTTGATACATCTAACCCTAGTACAAAACTTTTTTTATTACTAGTCGAATCTTCATTATACTCCATTGTATTAATTTTAATTAAGTATAATTTAATTTATCTAAATGTAAAGCTTTAATACTCTATAGTAATATTAAATGCTATGAAGTCGTCTTTTGGTTTATTGTACGGTTTATTTAATTTACCTATTGCAATAAGTGTGTTACTAGTATCAAACATAGCTACTTCGGTAATTCTTGGTATGTCACCAGCTGACCATGTTGGGTTATTTGAAACTCCAAATTCACCTCTATTAGCTAAACATGTAATTGATTGTGATACCTTGTTTCTAACCGTATCGAAAGTAACTGAAGTTCCAGTAGCTCCAGAGTAAGTGGAGTTATAAGAGTTGACTATTGTTGGTTCTGTTATAACCAAAAATCCTTTATCTAAATAAGCAACACCAACTGGTTTATCGGCAACTAAACCTAAATTAGGATTTGTTGTTGCGTTAAATCTTTGTTTTCCGTTTGTACTAAAAGGTTTACTTTGTGAGTACCCAGTAGCCCAACTTTTAGTTGCGTCACCGCCGTTTGGTTTTAATATAGAATCAGAAAATAACATTGTTCTATTTGGTCCGTACTTTGTGATGTTAGTTGAAGAATCCACTACAGCGGTATCTTCGGTTGTTAATGGAGAACCTTTTGTTTCATATGTACCGTAAATACTATACGTTGATGCACTGGTAGCCATTTCTAATTTAATACTTTTACCATCTATTAATTCTGAGTACTGACCTACGTCAATACCAACTACCAATATTTTAGTTTGAGCTATACCGCTATATGCAGTATTTAAGTAACCACCTTGACTCGATGTTAATCCTGTGTATTTATTAAAATCTGAAGCTGTTGTTGGTAAAGCAAAGGAATAAAATAAGTTTGTTAAGCTATCTGTTTGCGTGTCATTTAAATCAATACAGTTCTGTGTTATTGTGTTTGAACTATAATAAAATGGTACTGTTTTAAACCCTACGTGTTCGAAGCTGTTTACAACTGATATAGATGCTGGGTCTACTGGTTTTTTATCGGTACTCCCGTTAAGATTTAGTGTACTTCTTAATACGTAGTTAGCCCCACCATTACTTAAATCAACACCGTTACCGTTTCCTGATATCGCTGGAACTTGACCTCCAGTAAGTCCAGATAGTGAAACGTAATAACTATCAGAGTCACCAAGACTAAATGTAGTTATTAGAGTGTTTGAGCTAGTTGCTAATTTCCGTCTACCTTGTGGTGTAAGTTTTGCAACTAATTCATATTGTGAAGTGTTTTGTAAAAATCCCATTTTTATTTTATTTAAAAGTCAATTGCTAATTCTAACATAACAGTATTACCTGCTGTTAATTTAACTGGTTTACTTAATTTACCAATCATTACTAATGCGTTATCGTTATCGTATATACCTATTTCAGTTACTCTAATATCTGCTGGGTCAGCTAAGCTATCTGGTCTAGTAATATTACTAGTTGTTTTAAAGTCGTCAGCCGATATATTAATATTAAATATAGTTTTAAATATCGTAGCTCCAATGTAAGTTTTTAAGTTACCGTAAAAGAACCTTTCATCACCAAACTGAAGATTATTAGGCTCTGTATTAGATGCCATGTTTAAAGATTCCGTTCCCATAATACTAAAAGTAGTTGAGGCTCCTGATACCGTACCGTCAATTAAGAAACCATTTATAGTTGGGTTTTGAATTTCTAATAATTTAGGGTCTATTGTTTCAGTTGCACCACTAGTTATTGCCGTACTTGTAAAATCGTAAACTTTCCATGCATTTGATGATGGTCTAATAATGTCTTCATCGACTATCTGATATAATACTTTAAAGTTTCTAGCTGAGAACCCCATACCATCATATGTGCCTTTTTCTTCTTTTCTCATATAAGGTAATAAATCTAAACCATCTATGTTAAATTCAACATCTTTACTGCTTGATGTATTATTTTCTAATTTAGTATAGTATTGGCAAGGTAATGTGGTTGTAAGACCTGTTCCTGTAGTATTTTCAAATGTATAAGTTATATACATTGTTTTACCTATATTTAATACCCCACCAGTTGTACCACTGGCAGAAGAAACAAGTTTAGCTTTAAGTGGTGGCAAAGTCCAGTTTCTATTTGATTTATATGAAGTTGCTGCTACAATTTCATCATCATTAATAATCATACTCTTTAATTGTGGAAATACTTTACCAACAACTTTTTCAGTACCACTAACTAATGATGGGTCTTCGATTAAATCAATGTATTCTAAATCAGAAGTTCCAATGTATTTTGTGGTTCCAGTTGCTATGAATGTCATACCCATAGTGGTTCCATCTTCTGTACTAAAATCTCTTCTATGATACATTAAGTCTGGTAACTCTAATTTTAATGTTTTACTATATGCTCCATCAATAAAGAAAAACTCACCATAATAATTTGAAATAGTATTATTAGTATAGTGTAATATTGATATTGATTTATGTGCATCATCTATTACTGATTCCCCAGGGTTATTACAAATATCTACATCAATAGATTGTCCTGTACAATCAACTTCAAAATAAGGATACTTTTGACCTAAATAGTCATTAGAACCAAACTTTTCAAAACTTTCATTTGGGCTTGTTACTATATCATTAGCTACGCTTGTACCTGTCATACCTGCTAGGTTTTCACACCAAACAGAGTTTTGATTTAATACTGGTACATCACCACAAGATACATCACAACATCCAGCAAAATCTAAAGTATTACTATTCCAATATGGTGTGGTTGTTTCAAATCCAAATGAACCCTCTACATTACCACCTGGATATATAAAGAATTGTGATGTTGCAGTTGCTGCCGATATACCAGGTAACTGCCTGTCTAATTCAACAGTATCGTTAGTATCAACACTTGTTGTTATCGTTTGTATTTTATACCATAAATGTGGTACTGGTGTAGTGTTTTGATTTAAACTTAAACTACCTACGGTGTCATTACCTACTTTAAGTAATATATAGTCACCTACACTACAAGTAGTTCCTGTACCTATAACTAATGAAGTACCGCCAGTAAGAGCTACTACTGTTCCTGTACCGTTTGTATAAGTGTCACCTGTGTATGTTATGTAATTTGAGCTATCTCCACTAAAGAACCCTCTTTCTAACGCTTCGTTATTTACAACTGCTTTTATTGTGCTAATTTGTGAAGGGTTTAAAGGGTTTAAATTTTCATTATTATTACTTGTGGCGGTGATATATGATTTTATATCTGGCTGTCTGTCAAATGGAGTTAATACTTTACTAGTACCAGATAATGAAGGATATCCAGTTGTAGTTCCGTATGTGTCATGTAGGTCTTCTCTATCATAGTTGATTTCTGAATCACCTATCCCAAATGATGTGAAGTTTAATTGTCCTTGTGCTAACTTTTGTCTACCAGTTTCGGTTAACTTAATGTTGACAAAGGCATTAGTTTTGTTAATTATGTAGCTCATAGTTATAAATATCTTTATTCTTTATTTTAATAATAAATACTAAAAAATAAATGTTTAGTAAGAATTAATTAAATTTGTTTGTATTGTTATTTCAACAGTTTCACTATATTTTTCTGTTGTAAGGGTTTCCCCACATAAGTTTTTAAACTTTTTTTCATTCTTTACTCTGTAATATTGTTTATCACCAAACGCACCAACTAAATTTACAAGTTTACCATAACTTGTTTCGTTAGTAATATAACTTGTAGTTCCTGATGATACTATAGATGTAAAATTTTCATCATTTGATATTTCAACAGTAAATAGACCGTCATTATTAATTGGTGCGTTTTGTATTGTCCATGAAACTGTTATCCCAGTTCCAAATTGATTACCTTGTATATTTGTGTTGGTGTTATAGTACGCTGTTAGTAAATCACCAACAATTAGGTTACCTTCGAATATAATCCTGTTAGGATTTGTGTTTGATTGAAAATAGTCAACATTATTAGCTAGCGTTACACCATTTAAAGTTACAATTATGTCATTACTAGTTACAGGTGTCATACTTAAATACATCTCATACTTACTCTTAGTAGTATTATAGTAAATAGTATTTGTACCTTGCCCATTAGTAGCACCACTAACAATTGGGGTGTCTATATCAAAATAATCTGCTTTAATATTATTTGTTTCTAAGCTGTTAGTATAAGCATATGTTAGTATATCTCCGTTAAAGGTTTGTCCAGATAACTTTAAAAAAGAAACAGTGTTATCATCTAGTTCTAAATTATTAATCGAATAGTCACTAAATGGTGATAGTGTAATTCCGTTTAATGATATTATATAATCACCTAAGTTTTCAGGTAAATTAAATTCTGTGGTTGTTCCATCTAAAGCTATTGAACCTACACTTAGTCCGTTTAATGACCCACCCTCATTTAGTTCACTATCACTAAGTGTTGGTTTATCCGCTTCTCTAAGGACTATAAAATATTTATCTTTATCAGATTGATAAATACCGTATGGGTCTCCAATTACACTAGATGCTGTTGTGTATTCATAACCTAGTAGTTTTCCAAACTCGGTGCTTACATCGTGTTTAAATTGCCCCTTAATTATATATTCGCCGTCAGGTGATATTGTAGATGCAGTTATTGCTGCTGTATAAGCACTAGTACCACTAAAACCAGACCAATTAATATATTCTGACGAGTATATTGGTGAAGTATTAAATCTACTTAATCCAGGTACGTATTTATGTATGTTATATTTAAATTTAGCGTTATCATCGATGAATGATGATGTATTACCAGTAAAATCAAAAGTTAAATTAAATTCAGTTTGTCCAGTTAACAGATATACGTTACTATCGTTAAGTGTTATACCGCTGAAATCTAAATCACATACAGTTTCTTTTGTTTCACAAGTTCCAGTAAACACACAATCTTCAGGTGAGTTTTCAATTAAAGTACATACTGGTGTTCCACCACTACATGTATCTAAAGCGTACCCTGTAGGGCATGTGTACCCTATTGTTGTACCTAAGTCGTAATTACTACCTATTCTGCCAAATGTTGAAAATATTAATCCAGTTGTACCTGTTGAGCTTGAACTTATAAGTGTTGTTAAGTCAGTTGGGTTGTATATTTCAGCACCAAAAGCCGAATCACTACTAAAGTTTCTACCATAAACCTCTATTATGTGTTTACCTGATGTAAGTGTATAAGGTAGTACATGCCATATATTAAAGTTTTGAGTATAATCATTTGCTGATGATGGTGTGTCGCCCCCTATATCTAATATAGAAACCCCATCTATTGAAAATCTTATGTAATTATCTGCAGCTATACCTATATAGTAAACCTTAGTCTCTGTTAGTTCTATACATTCCGTAAACCCTAACCATTCAGTAGTGCTAGCGGATACACCAACGTTATTTAATCTACCTTGTGATGTTGACCCGTTTGCATCCCAGAATGTATTACTAGGAGAAGATATGTTTGTTTGAGTTATAACTGTCCCGTTTTGCGTTGCTAAGTCTGTTGTTGACCCAGTTCTAGTTATAGGTAAGTCAGTTACATTTGTTATATCCGAATAAAAATAAGCTCCAAAACTTCCGTAATTAACTTCTACGTCTCCAGCTGCTACCGTAGGTCCAGTACCATTAAATGTGGATGCGGTTGTTGTTATTTTTTGGCAACCGTCATTATATATGGTTGCTGTGTATCCAGCTGGACAAGAGCATGACGTAAACCCAGTGGTATTACCAGTTACAGGGCAATTAACATCATAATCTAATTCAGTTGTTAATTCTAGTATTAAATTTTTAAGTCCAGTATTATTAGTAACTGTAAATCCAGTACCGTCAAAAGTGTAATCGTAATTTAAAGTGTCAAATGCTGTTACTACAGAACCACTAAATGTTGCTACATCTATAATAGGTCCATTAAGTCCTGTAGATGAATAAAAGTTTTTAGTGTATTTTAAAACACTATCTTCATATATATTAGTTATCCAATTAATTGAATTAAAGCAAGTATCTGATAAAGCACTAACTGTAAAGCAATCTGTTGTACCAGTAAATATATCATTATATGGTACATTGTTAATATTACAAGTAACACTTGGACATTCAATACTAGTAGCACCACTAATGATATATGATGGTCTGTTAAATATTGATATATCGGAACTAAGTGTAGGTACTGGACCAACTGAGTTTCTATTAAATTTTCCGTTTTGATTATATTTTCTTTCTTGATAACTCATTAGTATGATATATCTTTTTTAATGAATTTTTTTTGTTTATTAAAACTTAAACCTATATTAGTGGTCTTGTTTAAATCAGTTTTTTCTGTTACCTTTTTAAAGTTTTGTAAAAAAACCTCTAAGTAACCAATCTTAAACCAATCTTCGTGACCAAATGTGGTTTCACTAAGATTTCCAATATTAACACTACCTTTAATATCACTTATTATTTTACCTGTTATATTTTTTACTAATACTATCATAGTTATAAATAGTGTTAACTTGGTATTATTGCTCCATATTTATCAATTGTTGTAACTTCACCTAAAAAGTCACTTCCGCATCCAGTTTCCTTTATCCAGACACCTTCAGTTCTTACGATTGAAGGTGGTGTAGTAAATATTCCGTCAGTTGTTGTAATAGGTTTAGGTAATTCTTCAATAATGACACCAACCGTACTAGCACTAGCTGCGTATAATAAGGGTGGTGTTGGTGGGCTTAGTGAAGCTGTTGTTGATATAACCGTCACATCTGGTGGGACACTTGCATCTATTAAGACAGCTTCCTTAGTGGTTTTATTGTATTCTATGTGTCCTAAAGTTTGGTAAGCATATACATCAGAGTAAACTGGGGTGATAAAATTTTCATTATCTTTCATTGCACCACCAACGTTTGGGAAATTGACGGTATATCCATTACAGAATCTAGTCATAATACCACCTTCATAAGTAGTCATATTTATTGTTACGTTAGGCACCACCCCAGCGGCAATCATAGGACTTAAACCACTATTCCAATGTGCGTTTAACTCTATTTTGAATAAATCGGTTCCTGGTACGTCATCAGCTAATTTTTTAAAATTAATTAATACATGCTCTGAATTATTTGGACAGCTTAAGCAGTCACCTCCCCATTCTAAATATGGGTCAGTTGAAATTTTAACTATAGGATTAGCAACGTATCCAGAACCAGGAGTATCTACTCCAATACTTGTTATTTGTCCACTCCCATTTATGGTTGCAGTCGCTGATGCTCCAGAACCGCTATTTAGTGTAATACTACTTAATTCTCCACTCCCATTTATAGCTGCAGTTGCTGATGCTCCATAACCGCAACCACCTCCACTAAGATAAACAAAAGGTGCTGAAGTGTACCCAATACCAGGGTCAGTTATCACAAAACCAGTTACTTCTCCACCACTTACCGTTGATGTTGCTGTTGCTTTTCTGACACCACCTCCGCTTATTGTTACGGTAGGTGCTGAACTGTACCCAGCACCAGGATTACTTATCACGTAACCAGTTATAGTTCCAAAAGTATTTATTGTTGCAGTTGCTGTTGCTCCAGCACCACCACCACCACTTATTGTTACGGTAGGTGCTGAAGTGTAACCGAAATTGTACGTATCGTTAATAGATATGACTTCCCCAGTTGCTATATTTATTACTGCGGTTGCTGTTGCTTCTTTGAAATTAATGTCATTTACGTTTACAGTAGGTGGTGAGGTATAATCAGTACCAGAAGGGTTAATTATTGTTACTGTAGGTGGGGTGCTGTAGTTAAAACTAGGGTCAGTTATTACAACCCCAGTTACTTCTCCACCACTTATCGTTGCTGATGCTCTTGGTTTAGCTGGCACTAAAGAGCTATAACCTCCATAACCAACATACTTATCAATACCTGGAGTAGTTAACCCTTTTATAGAAGTCTTAATATCTAAATCTGGATTTCTAATATTGCCACTTATATCTGTAAATGGTTCCCATATATATTCCAATACTAAGTAATCAAAAGCATCAAGTGTTGCAGCTGCATCAATTACTGTTTCTGGTATAGGTGGGTTACCAAAATATATATTACTATGTCTATAGTTAAATTTTTGTTGGTCAAATACGGTGTTTTTATATGCGTATGTTGAACCCCATATTGTTGTTGCTGGAACAACTTGTTCTATTAAGTCAATCCAGTAATTACCAACGGTTTTTCCAAATTTGTCCATATCAAAATAATCATATTTTGAACTTAAATTACCGCAAAATTCTTCAGAGCGAGTGTTGTATCTATCATACAACATTCTTAATGTTGGATAACCGTTTAGTGTTTTTCTATTCTTAGCATCAATTAATTCAGAAGATAGTGTTGATGCAAATTCTTTAACAGTATCTATAGCACTTAATTCTGTAGTTAATACATCATCTAAGTCTATACAACCATTATCACCACATTTTCTATATACACATTTCTTTTTATTATTATCCCAGCTAATAGATGGGTAAGTATCTACACCTTGTTTAAAAGTTTCAGTATATGCCGTGAACGCATCGTCTATTGCTTTACAACATCCATAAGTAATTTGACTAGATACGTTTTGATATGAACTAGATGCTGGTACAGCAGTACATGTAATACCTGTGCTACTTATTACTGAACATACTGGTGTTCCAGCATTACATGTGTTGAGTGCGGACCCAGCAGGGCATGAGTACCCTAATGTTGTACCTAAGTCAAAGGTACTACCTACTTTATTAGCTGTACTGAATATAACGCCAGCGTCAGTAGTATTAGTTGCTCCAGTAAGTGTTGCTAAGTCAGTTGGATTGTATATTTCAGCACCAAAGGTATTTCTAAAATCAGTCTTTCCTTCCATTTCAATAATATGCTTACCAGGTGTTAAGTAGTAAGATATTATTTGCCATTGTCTAAAGTTAATCGTCGAGTTGTAATCATTGTCTATTATTATTTGCCCATCAATAGTGATTCTAAATTGTCTAGAAGCACCTATACCTATGTAATATGTTTTGGCGACAGGTACATCAATACAATGTGAAAACCCTAAATATTCAGTTGTAGAGGCGGATACCCCGACATTATTCAATCTACCAGTAGTCGCGTCAATACCCTGCCAAAAAGTATTAGAAGTAATTGTCTGTGTTGGCTCTATTATTGTACCTAGTTGGTCTTCTAATGCAGAGGTAGTAGCGGTCCTAGTTAATGGTAAGTTGGGCAAAGTACTTGCGTCAGGATAAATCGAAGTACCTAACTGACCATATCCGTCAAGAGTACCTCCAATCGATACGGCACTACCAGTACTACCGTTAAATGTTGCGGAACTACTAGTTATTGATTGACAACCGTTATTTCCTGTAGTCGGTGTGTATCCAGCTGGACATGAACAACTGTTTGTTCCAGCTGAGTAATTAACATCATATAACCCTATAGTTCCGTCATTTTCCTCGGTTATCCAGAATCCGTTAAATGTTGTTGTTGTTTCTGTACCTAAAGCGTATGCTGACCTACCTTTTATCACATCAACATCTTTTAGTGTAGTTGTTGTGTCGTAATTGCTAACAAGTGTTATAATCTCATCACAATTAAGTGTTGTTGTGGACGCAGTTAATGGTAATTCAGTTGTTGTGCCAGAGTAATCTTTTACGATTAAGGGGTACGTTGGACATGGACAATATTCATCTAGTTGTTGAGCTTTTCTAAATGTTCTTTCTATTAATAAGCAAGACGTACTACCTGGGTTGCAATTGTCGTAAGCGTACCCAGTAGGACATGAGTTTGCACTTTGTTCACCTAGGTCAAAAGTTTGTCCTATTCTATCCGCTGTACTAAATACTCTAACTGAATTTAATTCAGTTTCGTATCTCATATTTTTTAATTCTGCTTCCGTTGCATCATAAACTTCTAATACAAATCCCGAAACACCTAAAATTGTGTTATATCCTTCTACTTCTATAATATTTTTACCAGCTGGTAAACTAATACCAACAACTAAATAACTTTGTGCTGTTCTTGAATAAGATTCACTAAAGTTTTTATATATATTTATATCGTGTGATGGTGTTATAACTGAATTAAAAATATAGTTTCCATTAACCTTAATTCTAACATCGTCATCACCAGCAAATCCTAATCTATAAACTTTGGTTTCGGTTAGTTCAAAACAATAAGAAACTCCAATCCATTCATTAGTTGGTGTTAGTCCTGTTGACCATATAGATGCGTTTAAAAGTCTACCAGCATTATCTGTATTACTTATATTAACATATGGTGTTCCAGATACTGAACCGTCTGTACCTCCCCAAAGTATATTTGGATTTAATTTACCACCATATATACTTGAATTGTTTTTACCGTATTCACTCTTAATACCACTAAAAGCATTTGGCGATGCGTACTGTATTGACCCATCTGTAAAGGTATTTGAACCAAACCCTGTATGATTTAAATAATTACCAGAATAATCTACTAAATAATCTACATTATAATACGGACCAACCCAACTATCTTTAGTTGTACCAGTCCAATATATAGGCCAAGTCTTATCTGTAATGTCTTCAATAAATATAGTACCTCTTGATAATGAATGTACTGCCTTAGTTAAACCAACACCAGCACCTATTGTATAGGTTGTTGCAGACGTTGTAACGCCAGTTGTAGTTAATTTAGTACAACTATTACCATCGATATCTAAAGTATACCCAGAAGGGCAAGTAAATGCACTATATGTTTCTCCACTAGAGATACATCCTTCTAATATACAGTTGTTATCTGAAACATAACACCATACATCTTGTTCAACCGCTCTAGAAGGGCTTAATGTTAAATCAACTTCTTTAGTGTTAACCACTAATTTATGGTGGTTTGTATTATATTCAGTACCTCTATATTTTAGGTTTGAATATCTATAATCTCTTGTAGTATTAGCTAGCCAAGATTTTTGATTATCTGGAGTTCTAGTTAATTCAAATTTTGGGGGTTCAGATATAAATCTTTTTACATTATCAACCTTAGTACAAATTTTATTCATTTTTATTCTATCTAATAAGATAGAAAAATTAACACAAGTATTGTTTATTGAAACTGAAATATTTACTTCTTTATTCTCTAATAATGATATAACACTTTCATCAGTAATTACTGTTTTATATTGTAACCAAGATGATTGATACCATCCCGTTAATTTCTTATATAAATTTCTTTTTTCTACTTCTGTACTTGGAAAGGGATTATCTACTAAGTATTCGTCAAATATATCTGTAACTAGAGTGTCCCTTACTTGACTACATAGGTCATCAGGTAATCCAAATAATTCTGTCTCTTCCACTGTAGGCATTAACCTTGTGTCACCACTAATTAATATGCCAGTTTTACCACTGGTTGAGTCTATGTAATTATACAGATTTCCAGAACCTATGTTAATTAATTCTTCTTCGTAAACGGTGTTTAAAGCTGTGCCGTCTGGACTTAATACTTCAACACTAAATGACGTGTCAAAGTTTTCAAGTATATTAATATATTCATCACAATTAGTATCTGTAACTATATCCCCAGTTGGAGATATAAGCCCCATTTCAGTCTTAAATGTTTCTAGTTTATCTTCTTCATCCTCTAGCTTTTCTATTACATCATCAAGTATATCTTGATTATTTTGTTTAGTAGTTAAAGCTATATCTTTATCGAATATAGTATAATTACAACTTTCTTCTATTAATGGGTCTGTAGATGTTTCATTTGCAGTAAGTAAGTTGTTTATATCCGTACAGTCGTAAGTTGTGGTATCTGTACCGTTTGATGTGTACCATATATCATAATATGTTAAGTCTTTAGCATCTAAGATACTTTTCCATTGTGTAAGACCTTCTGTAGTTAAACAATAGTTAACCACACCTGGCGTTAAAAGCCAAGGAGTTGCAGAGCTTGCTCCAAAAAAACTAGATGGGTCACTTGCTCCTCCATCACTACACTCTAAAACAAATGGTGGTATAGGTGCGTCTACAAGACTTTGGTAAAAATCTCGTTCACTAGTTAGTGTGCTTATATTAGCCTCAATATTATCAAATGTTAATTGATTTGCTATAGCTGAAATAGTAACTCCACCAGATGTTGTTGTCTCTTGAATTCCAATTGCTTTTGCTTTAGCTGTTATTAAGTCATCACATTTAAATAAAAATAAATAATCAAATGATACTTCTAATGAGCATGTTTCATTTTCTTCAACCTCGAATAGTGTGCTAGAGTTTCCATCTGGATTTAATACTACTTTAAATAGTTCGTCACTATTAATATTTGGTACCCACCTACATTTTTGATTTTCGATATCAAATGTATAACCAAGTAACTCACAGCAAGGTTTGGTTTCGTGGTCATTTACTGGATTATTGCTATCATTAAATAACGCTACAGTACCGTCAGGTCTTTCAATAAAAATGAATCCGTCATCAATGTACTTCTGTTTAGTTTTGCAAATTCCTGGCATTTAATTTCTTTATTATAATTATCTCTTAATTTAGTTTATTTATTTAAAATGTAAATTAAAATATCATTATTATGTTATTGGTAAATAATCAATAGGTCCTATTTTTCCCATAGCTCTTTGTAAAAATGTTTGATATACTGAGTTTACATATGTGGGATTATTATTAATGTAATTTTTAGTAAAATTTGTTAATCTACAAGGATACCCAACTCTACCAGTGTATGGGTCAAGTATTGTTTCGTATGCTCCATCATCAGTAAATGTTTTGCACCATGATATTGGAGCCGAAGTTATAGCATCAGGTTGAATTGGAAACATAGCTGTATCGGTATCTGAAGTTATTGTAAAATCACCATTTGGTTTTTTGAATTTTAAATAAACATGACCACTAGTTGGGTCTGTATACATGTCACTTATTGATGGACCGTTTAATATCCAACTGTTTGCTATTAATGGTGATGGACCAGCTAAGTGTAGCCCTGCTTTAGTGTCGTTATCCTGTATATGAGAAGATAAGGGGTCAGTTATTAATAAAGTGGGGGTTTTATAATCTCCTCTCAAACATAAATAACCACAATTTACTAATTTCCATGATAAATTTAAATTAGAAGGATTGTATATATTACCATCGTTAGTTGTAATAGGGGGTATAGGTGTAGTTGTTTCAAGATAATCTTCTTCAATACCTAATTCAGGGAATTTAGTAATTGGTAAAACATTTTCAGATTCTGGTGTAGATTCACCTGTAAATTCATAATCATCGTGGTAGTATGATGTACCGTTTTTATAAATTCTATCACCAACGTTGGATAAGTATTCCCAAAAGTATCCTTTGGAGCTTTCACAACATTCTGGACTTATAAACTTATTAATAGTAAATTCACTTGTTATTTCGTCACCAAGTGTATCGTATTTTTTGTTTGATGTAGACCAAAACCCTGAATTCCATTTATTTATCCAGCAAGTTGGTTGGTCTAATCTATTAATTTGTCCATAACATCCAATTGAAGGGGAGGGGATTATATTTGTTTCGTAGTTATAGTTTGTAGAGTATAATTCAATTCCACAAGTGTCTATACTAATAGTGTCTAGTACGTCAATATCCACTATTAAACATTCATCATCTTCTGGGATATCACAGCCACAGTCCGTTAATTCTATTTGAGGGAAGGGGTCTTTGATAATATCTGTTGTATGGTCAATCTTTCCAGCTAAATCAATACCATCATCGTTTTGTAATGAAACATAAGTATCACCAGTGTATTGATTTATTAACCCAAAGTTATAATTTGTAAATAATTTTGTAGTCCCTGTAGTTACTGTTGTTGATGTAAGTGTAAATGGTGTAAATGAAGGTATAATATTCTCCAATTGGTTAATGTATTCCTTACCACCATCATACGGACCAACATGTGGGTTATTTCCAGCTAATATATATTGACTAGCGTTTGGTCCAGCAGTTTCTCTATACCATTGTCCACCTTTTTGAAAGTACATGTCTGTGGTATCTCTAAAAAATCTAGGATATCCTTCACTATCAACGTTGTATAACGATAAATTATTATCTAAGCCATTATTATCTAGAGTTGCATAGAATAAATCCATGTCAATAGGTTCTTTAGCTACGTAAACGTATTCATCAAAGTCTATAAGACCATCTGGTGTACCTATTAGTTTAAAGAAGAACTCTATAGCCTTTCTTGTACCCTTAGATTTCCAAATCCAGGATGAATTAAGTATAAGTCTTCTCCATAATTCAATTTCAGCTTCTGCTGGTGTTAGTCCTCTGCTATATCCAGCATAGCTTCTTGCCCCAACTTTTAAGTATGAACTTATTATGTCATTTTCTACAATAGAACTAGTTAATTCCCATCCTAATACTCTAGCTAAATACTTAACTAACTGGTCTGGTGTGTTTTTCTTTTTATCGTAAGATACTACATTGGCAAAAGATATTGAATCGATATATTTTTTAACTTCATCAAACTCTCTACCGTAAATCTTAAGAGTTCTGTTCATTTTTTGACCAGCTGTTTCTTCTTCATTACTATTGTATCCTGGTAGTGTGTCAAAGTCAGATATTGCTTGTGCAGTCAAAAACCTAGCCATTAAGTTTGTTTCAACACCGTCTTTGTCACTAGTAATCTTTAATAGTTTACTTACAAAGTTAATATAATCTGTAGTGTTATAATCTATGTTGTATCCATCGGATACAGGCCAAGATAATATTTCTTCACCGATAGTTATCGTTCCGTCATCTTCTTGTCTTTTAAATTCAAATTTAGATGTGTATATTGGTACTGTTAGTCTGTTTAATAAATTTGTTTCAAAACCACTTAAGCTATTAAAGAATCTCTCTGAGTTTAAAAAATTAGGTTTTATATGGTAAGTAGAGTTAGAATCTACCGAACCATTAAACCCAAATGGGTCACCCTTAGTTTCAATAGTTATAAAATCATTAGCTGTAGTGTTTGCACCGCTAAATTTAATAATATTATATTCATTTTCATTAATTAATATAGCGTATTTATTAAAGTTAACTGTAAGGTTTCTGGTATCATTTTTTTCATTAAATGTGTCAATGATTGTACCGTTCTTTAAAAAGTTTATATCAAATTTATTATCTATGAAATTTGTATCTACTTTAAATCTTGATTTATTTAAAACTGGGTCATAACTGTAATCGGTTACAGTATTACCAACAATGGTATTGATTCCGTCACTTCTTAATGGCCTTAAATATAATGATGCTGGCCATTCTGTAATAATTTTTTCAAGACTTACTCTTACAAATTCTGTTGAAGAACCAAAGTATACAAGATTAGATAAATTAGTATTATCTGGATTAAGGGTTACATTAAGGTTATTTTTAATTAATGTTTTATTTTCACTTGGGAGTAGTTTGTATGTATCTAACGAATAATATTTACTAAATTTATTAGTACTATATATTCTACTAGACCTACCTTCATAGTTAGTTGTTGTAACAAAATTACCAAAAGTAAATAGAGAGGTTTCCCCATCTGGGTTCACTGTAAATTGATTTCCAACTATTCCGTCAGTAAAGTTTCTATATTCTATACCGTCACCATAAAATACTCTTTGTGCATAACCGACTACCCTTATTCTATCGTTTTCGCTCATTTATTTTATGTGTTTGATACATCACCGAATTCTTTACCGAAATCAATGTTATTAAGTCTATTCTCTTTAATTTCAAATAATGGTTTACCAGTAAACCTATCTTTAATTTCGTATAGATTGTATTGCTTATAAATCTCACTCTCAAAGTTGTAAACAGTATAAATACCATCTTCAAGACTTTTACTTTGATTACCAAACATACCAATAGCTAAACTTTCAATATCATAATCAACAATTTCAACCTCCAAAATAAATGGTGAGAAGAAAGTGTTAGTTATTATTACATCTTGATTAGGTGACCCAATATATGGTAAGACATTTGGGTTAACATTACTTGGTGCCGATGGAGATAATGTACAAAATGAAAGTGTTGAGTTATCATTAAATCTATATCTAATTGCTTTTTGATTAACATTTGTTAAATTCTGATTAACTGGTTCGGCTCTGTTATTAGAAGTTACTATTCTAAAGAAGTTCTTTATTTTTTTATCTGGTACTGTAACGTCAGTATTAATGTATTCCACTCTATAACCAACTAAGTTGTTGTTTTCAAAAGACTCAAGCACTTCACTTAGTGCTGGGTCAGAAGTATCGAATAAAATACCCTTAATGTCTGGAAATGCTGATAAAACACCACAATCAACTATTCTTGTTCTAATTTCTTTAGGTTTAAATGTTATAGTATATATTCCTTTAGTACCAAAATCACTAACTGGTAATTTTAGAGTGTATAGACCACCAAAAATCTCAAAACCAACTGAGTTGTTTGGATTGTTAATTGGTGTTAAATTAGCTGAATCTAATTTAAATACACTTGGATTGTTTGATTCTCTACTTGCTGAATAAAACACCGTTATTTCAACATCCTCTGGGGACATGTCTGCTGGTCTTATTGTACCGTAAACTCCTGAACTCATATTAATATATTTTATTCTTTATTATAAATATCCTGTCTTTATAAATTATAAAACCCATTTCCATAATTTATTAAATCTTCCATATTTTTTATCTCACCTAATTGCATATGACTCTGTAAAACGGTGGTTCTGCCTCTGTCAATAAATAAATCACTAAATACCGTTGGTGTTGACGTTATCCCAAATAAATATTCTTCTTTAGTTGTTGCATTTAATTCTACATTTGTTTGATTAAATCCTTCTGAATTATAATACATTTCGGTAAATGGTATATTAGACACTCCGTATTCTTGACTTAATACCGTTCTTGTTTCATCTGTTTTAGTTACGTAATATACCCCCTTTGTAACCTCTGGTTTACTTAAGTCTGAAGGTTCTGTGTCATCACCGTCTATTAAGTATGTTATAGGGTTTAAATCATCGTTAGATTTAACTCTTATCGTATTGTTATATGGAGTACCCTGATAATCAATATCTAAAGATTTATCTATGTCAATATCTATTTGATATGGGTCGGTGTTGGAGTAAGAAGTTACCACATCTAATCTGTCTTCTGTTAGTCCTGTTACTGGGCCACCGCTAATATAGTAATCACCAGTTATTTTATTTGGGTTTCTAGTATTTGGTACTTTACTATTTATAGGAACACTAGTTCTTGTTCCGTCCTTAAACTTAAAATCGCTACCAGCTAATTTAGTTAATAACTTACCGTTGGGTGCTTTTTCGTAAAAAACACTTGGAACTATATCTAAATTATTCTTAACTATAAATGATGTTTCCGTGCCAATACCCATATCGTATCCGTTTTGTGTAAAAAACACATTTAAACTAAAAGTTGTGGCAGTAATCTGTCCCCAATTATCCTTTTTTCTACTAGTGTACTCATCAAGTGATATTTTTCTTTTAATTATCTCCATTAAACAGCATTTATTTGGTATAAATTAATTATATAATCATTAGTATTAGTAGGGCTAGGTGTTGTAGTATTTTTACTTTTGTAGTCTACGTTATCAGAAAAAGTATCGTCTATTTTATAATAATATCCACTAGTCTCTCTAGTTAATATATATTTAGTAAATAAGTTATTTTTAAGAATACCACCACTTGTTATTAGAGTAGTTGTAGTTGAACATTCGGTACTACTTATTAATTCGTCAATTTTTAATGATGAGTTATTACTAGACATTAAACCTGTTGATATACCTGTTTTTGCGTTATTGAAAGTTCCTCTCATATATAAATTTTTAGGTACTGAAGGTAATATTTCATCCTTAAAGTCATATAAGGCAAATCCTTCTCCATTTATATTTCTATCAACTAATGGATTCCCTAGTTTAAAACTTACTGGATAGTTAACCGCTATTGGGATTGAGCCGCTAGACGTGTCGTCGTAACTAAATTCAGGAAATAGTGTAATAAATGACACTAAATTTTGATTAGTTACAATATCACTATCAAAAAAATCTAACCTTAAAAATGATTTAGTAAATGATTTCTTTCTAAACCTGAAATCATCATCATCAAAGTCAATATCACCCCATTTAAGTGATGTATTAAAAGTTCCACCGTCTAAAAGATTAACTCTATATGTTATATTATCCAATATTCCGTCTGCATTGTGTTTTGGTAATAATTTAATTTTTTCATAATCAAGTATAGGGTTAACAGAATTTTCAACTTCAATATTAATAAAATCTTTTTCAATTGTTTCTTGTTGACCAACAACCCCACTATTATTACCTAATGGCACATTAATATTGTAGCTAGTGCCACCACTTAAATTATTTGCGAATGTGTATTTGTTAACAAACATTTTGACTTGATTTTACTGTAAAGTTATTTGTTATTGCATCACCAATAGGGTCTGATGGGTCAAATGGGCTAGTATCTGTGTATGGTCCATTTGTGTCTCCATCGTAATATAAACCATACTTATTATAAGGGTCTTGCCTTATGGTGGAAAGACAAATGTTTTTATGCACGTAGTGTGCTCCGTTAGTAAACGGATAGTTTACACCTTCATTGGCTCCGTCATTAAACCCTATGTCTAAATAATCTCTCCATAGAAATCTACCGTCACCTAAGTCTTCAGCATAATCAGGAATACCTTCTGTTGATGAATCACCTTGTTCTATGTATGTTGAGAATTCTCTTATCTGATATAACTGATGTGGTTTATATAAATACCCCTCTCTTCTAGGTCCCCTTACTGAACTTTTTGAACTATTAAGAGAAACTGTAGATGTCGCTTCTCTATTTACTGTATTAAACCTATGTAATACATCAGCTAGTATAGTTTCAGTTACTGTAAATTTATTGTATTCAACAACATCACCATAAAATTCATCATTAATTACACTGTTATTAATGTAGCTACTATATAAATCATCTTCATCTGGTAAGGGTGTGTGTGTCTCAACTGGTGTTGTTGTACCATCATGAATTATTCTTGCGTTTGATAATTTAATATCATCCTTATTATATAATAAATCTTCTAAATCTAAGCCAGATTTTAATGGTCCGAAAATACCATCACTATTAGTTTTTATAAATGTTATGTATAATTCACTAATTGGTCTACCTAAATTGTCTCTTAACCCTTCTAAATCAATATCTTGATTAATATTAAATTGATAGTTTAAATCATTAAATATTGTATTACTAAATGCTAAGGGATACATCTCGTAGTCTCCGTTACCTAATAATACACCAGTTGAGGAATTTATAGGCACTTTTTTAAATTTTCTTAAGTAATATTCAGAAGGTTGTCCTCCAACTATTTTTTTAAGTCTAGCTTCGATTGATGTAGGTGCGGTTGCACTGACTAATGCTGAGCTTGGTTCAACATCTATTACAAAATAATTTTGGATATAATCTCCATTATCTAAGCCTAATCTTTTAACCGTATATTCACCATCACTTACTGTTGGTGATGCATTAGTTATGTTAACTCTATCACCGTTTTCTAGTCCGTGTCTTGTTGCTGTAGCTAATGCTATCATAGGTACGCCACCAACAATAGCCGATTCTACCTGAACTATTAATAACCCATTTGAAATAATATGATGAGTATCATCGATAGAATTAGGATACGTTACTGTTATTTCCCAGTTTTTATTTTCTATTTTTTCATTACCAGAACTTAACTTAAAATAATTTGAATTTAAATCAAATCTACCCTTTCCTGGTTCTACATAGTAAAAATTACAAAGCCCAGCGTTTGATATATTTGGGTCATTAAACCCAAACCAACCATCACGTTCTATTAAGTATTTATCATAAGCCTCTGGATAAGAAATTTCATCACCAACTTTTGGGTCTGTTGTAAATAATTCATGGTCGAATATATTTAAACCATTACCAAATTCTTCAATTTCGGAGGTGGTTCGGTCATTATTAATTGGTAATAAGCCACTTGGATTCATTAGCGGGTTACTAAATAAAGGGTTAACAGTTCCTTGTAGTCTATAAATAAATGAAGAATGTCTTTCTTTTTCAAATTGTTCACCCAAGTCAACTATATGGTTTATTTCACCCACAGGTAATAGTCTTTTTTCACTATCAAAATAAATTTGACTAGATGAGTCTTCATTTATATCTGATTTTGACTTATTTTCTTTTAACGTGTATTTATATCTATTATCCATTAATCTACGGTTTTAAAAGTATATTTACGATTTTAACAACACTAATTTTACTACACCCATCAAGCTCCCCATTTTTGTCATAAACGGTAACCCTGTATCTGTAACTAGTTCCAGTTGGGACTGGTAGTGGGTCATCGGTAGGGTCAAATAAATTAAGACTTGAATAATTATCAGTAAATGTATATGTTGTGTCTGTCACATCAACTTTATCTTTAATTTTAGAAAACCCAGTGCCAGTATCTCTTTCTACATCAATTTTGTAACCATAATCTACAAGAGAAGAGTCAGCCGAGTTGTCTTGGAATATACCTCCATTTATATTGACAGTGAACGTTCTACTACTACTACCTACCCTAACAGGAACAGGTGTACCATCCGAATATGTTGGTGAAACATTAAAACTAGAAATGGTTAATTTTGTGACTGGTACAAATACTTCAATAAAATCTTCTAAAGTACACCCGTTGTTATCTTCTATTAATATGGTATAACCGTTATCACCACCTAGATTTGAACCATTATCTAAATTTGTGAATTTATGTGAATTATCTGAAGATGAAAGAGTTTGAGTCTCACTAATTGAACCGCTAGTGATTTTTATAGTATATGGTTTAGTACCACCTGCAATAGAAGTAATGTCTAGTTCTCCTTTACCGATACACCCGTTTGTAGCGGTTGATTTAAATGTAATAACGTCAGGTTCTGTTATTGTTTTACTAGCAGTATCTTCTTGACCTGCGTTATCTATAACCTTCAACGTATAAACACCCTTCGGAGCGTTAAGTACGTTTTTTGTGTCTGTATCGCCGTCATAATCCGAAGGAACGATTGTCCATGTAAAAGTATATGGAGCTACACCACCTGATGGAGTACCAATTATTTGACCATCTCCATCTCCATTACATTTTACATTTGTTGGGACAAGTATTAGACTTAAAGCTGATGGTTGATTTATTTTTAAATCTGATTGACAACTAGTAGGTACTGGGGTTGTACTATCTTCTACAACGACTCTATAACCTAAATTTAAATTGAGGTCAAATGTAATATCTGGGGTGTTTTCGTCAAACCTTGGGGGTAAATCTGTAAATTCTGTGCTATCTTCAGTAATTGTAAGTGATTTTGTATCAACTGCTGGACCAACTGGATTTTCACCTTTTGTTTCAAATAATTTCACAGTGTATGGTTTTATCCCTTCAGTTAAGTTTACAGTTATCTTTCCGTCATTAGCATTATATTCTGTTACGTTAGTACTTTGTACGTTACAACTTACAGGTGAAGGTCCTGGAACTATGAATGAACCGTTAGTTTTATTACCTATTGAATCGATAACTTCAACACTATATGTACCAGATATTAAACCACTAATATCTTCAAAATAGTCCTCAGTTGGATAAAGAGTACCTGACACATCTAGCTGAGTCCATGTAAAGGTGTATGGTCCAATACCTCCAAATATATTAATACTTATAGCTCCTGATTCTGGTGCTGTTTCTGTTGTTGGCGTTATCGAGTCAGAGACAATAAAAAAGTCTACGTCTAGTTCTGGAATACATTCAGTAAAGAATTTTCTTTTCATTTTAGCTAGTGCTGTTCTACCTTTATTAAGACCAAAATAAAAGTAATAAGAATTACCATAAACCCATATTTCTTTTGATGTGTTTGGTGCTCTAAGTGTATTATATCCTGAGTCGTTATAATCTGCAAAACTTGGGTCATCAATTTTAACTTCCACTAATGATGATACTGTTGAGTTTAGTTTAGTGAATATACCTCTAACAAAGGGGTCTTCAATATCTATATTACCCATTTCATCATTTGGCGGGATGATGGTACCAGTGTCATTTTCTCTGCGTTCATCTAAACCAAACCCTAGTTCACACATTCTTTTAATGTTATTGCAATTATCACCATCGGTTAAAAATCCATTACATTCTAATGTACCAAATAATCCATCATAACCTGTTATTGATTTTTTAAAACTTCCATCTTCAAGTTCAATGTACTCAGCAAGTAATGGTGGTAGGTTGGAGGAAGTGTCTGTTAGGTACTGATAAAATTTTTGGTCTCCATTCCAGCTACAATCAAATATAGAACCTAGGTTAACTATATCGGTTGCAAATAATTTACGATTATTAGCGGCAGTAATTGGTGAATAGTATAATTCTCCTTCATAATTTTTTATATAACCACTTCTGAATTTAGAAGTAACCCTTTTACTTTTGACCCCGAATTTAAGATTGTCACTCTCAAATTGAGGTCGAGACTTAGTACAAGTATCGAGTACGTAATTACTTCGTCTACATCTATTATCACTATCAGGGTTAATAGGGTTTCCGAAAGAATCTACTATTTGTTTACAATCTACTTCACAAAATTTTTCTTTTCTACTTTTTCTTTTTTGTTTATATTTTAATAAAAATAAATATAGTGTACCGTTAATCCAGTCATTATAGAAATCAAATTTAAATATATCCATAGACTCAGCCAGTTGCATTGTCTGGCAATGACTCCATCCAGCATCACAACCTTCAAGAGTTCCCTTTTGCTCTGATGGAGGCTGTTCATCAAGTGGTAAGGGTCCGCATACAAAATCGTTATCTTTACTAGGGCTTATTGGGGCCGCAAAAAAGACCTTATAACCCTCTTCTATGGCTTTTTCTCTTGTTCTTTCATATCCGTTTTTAAAGCAATTGCTAACCCCTTTTTTATTTACTTTATTAAACGGGATAGTAGTTCCGTCTGAATTGCTTGCATCTTTACCAGCAGGTGAAAATTTAGATTTGTCAGTAAAGGCTTTTTTAACTCCTGGTATATATTTTTCCTCTCCGTCACCACTATCACAACTAAGTGACATATAAGCCTTATAGTCTAATATATCTTTACACTCACCAGATGGTTTGTTTAAATATTTATCTTCTCTACATGCCTTTGCTTTCTTGGGCTTTAGTGGATGTTTTAAAAAACACGCCACTGAAGCTATGGCTTTTAATGTCACACATATACCTAATAATATTCCATTTAATACAAATATTAATATATTTATAAATGGAATTAATGATATATTCAAGAAACCTACTAACCTAGCAAATATTTTCATTAATACACATAGTATACTAAATAATACACTTATATTTGTATCCATCTTATTAAATGGCATTGGGTTTCTACTTCCAGGATTATCAACATGTTTAAAACCTATAAAGTTTCTATCTTCAAGACGTTGGTTTGGTTGTGCCCTAGTTATGTGATTTTTAATTGTGTATATATTATTCCATGATAAATCAGCAAAACTTCCATCATTGGTTGACGTGCCGAAATTAAAATCTCTATCGTTCCAAGTATCTGGATTGTGTGGTACTAGATATTTAGCTCTAGTTCTAAGTCTACCTTCATCACCATCAATTGCCATTCCTATTTTAAACCTAACTCTAGCTGATGTAGGTATCCCAACACCTTCTTGACCTGAAGGGACTAATGTTCCATCTTCTGCTGTTACCCTGTAATCTAGGTTCATTGGTATTTGGTACGCCCATGCTCCGTTTCCGTCTATTAGTTCACCACCTTCAATTTCAAACGGTTCAATTCCACCTGCTAGCGTTTTTCTAATCATTTCAATTTTCCCGTCACCAGTTACAACCTCATCCATCTGACCTAATTTCTTTCTAGGTTTACATTTTTTATTTAAAGAGTGTTTTTCGTTATCACTAACGATAGAACCCATAAATATTGCAGTTGGAACTATATCTGTCGCCAAATCAACATCTGACCTAGCTATACCTATATCACATTGCTCTGTGTCTCCCCAAAAGGGTGGTACTGTTACACTAACTGGTGAATTAGTTTTTAGTTGAATTAATGAAGAAGAATCACTTCTACCTTTAAATTTAAAAGAAGATTTAAATGATTTTTCAGGAACACCTTCCCTTATTAGGTCGTAAGGTTTTTGAGATAATATTCCGATATCTGATATATCTGCATCAACATGCATGAAGTGTGTACCAACTGGTAACCCGAATATCATAAAATCCCCAGAGTTATTAGTCGTAGTAGTGAATTTATAGTATTTACAATATACTTCACCTAATAATGGATTATCTTGTATTTCTCTTTTGCTTGGAAATGTACCTATTGGTGTAAAACAGCTATCTTTACCTCTGTTATTTCTAGGTAATAAGTTATATGATATACCTTCTGGGTCTTTTGACGTTACTTCCTTGTATGGATACATACCCAATGTTTCTGTGTCTTCTGCATCAACCTCATCGACTGGTATAAATATCGACACTTTAGCGTTAGGTACTCCTACACTGTTATTTATGGTTACCCTACCTACTACTACACCGTAATCAGAACAAAACCTTCTATAGACTTCATCTTGTGAAATTTTAAGCGACAATATCTCAATAAAATCAAATTTTTGATTTATTTGTAAATTTACTAATTTATCACCACCTCCAGGTGTTGTACTTATTCTAATATTATCTGACATTATTTTTTATATCATTTTTCCTCATTTAATAAGATTAAATCTTCTTCAGTTTCATATTCTTCAATTTCATATTCTTCATCTTCCTCGTCTTCTTTCTTTTCTTTTCTGTCTTTATGATATTTTGAAATCTTCATTAAAAGATTATTTATATTAACACTAGCACTACCATTAAAAACTGTTTTAAATATTAAAACGATTGTAAATGGAGTTGCAAGTAATGAGCCTATAATAGAAGCGACAATAAAAATAAATATTTTAGATATCGTTATTATTATTTTAATAGGTATTGAGTTATTGCTATTACTTTCTACTTCTTCTGGTGTTAATTTATTTTTACAATTGCATCCCATAATTAAATATTTATTTATAGCGTTAATATAGTTTTTTTAGTTGAAAAGTGAATACTTGTTTACCTTATATTATTTTACTCTAACTCTAATATCACTAGATGGTGTTTTAATTTCAAACATACCTATAGGGTCACCAAATAATGTATATTCACCCAGTAAGTCTATTTGTCTAGTTTCATCATCAATATAAGGTTGTGAAACTTCATTTGAAGAATATCTACCCTCACCTACTTTATTAAATATTCTTAAATCTACAATGTTTAATACACCAGCTACGTTATTTATTTGTTCAATTAACTGAGATACATATATATTATCACCCATATCCCATTTGTTAATGTCAAAGTAATCAGTTATGGTACTTATAACTTGTCCTACAATTTCGGATTGTGAAAACTGTTTATCTACAAATAAATCAACTTCAAACCCTAAATTAAATACTTTACCATTTGATACTTCAACATAGTCATTTAACATTCTGTAATTTGATAAGTATGTTGTTATATTGTTTTTTAGGGTGGTAGTGGAGTTAGTACTTAAAGCACCTGAAGGGTCTAATGTTAGTGTATATACTCTAATTTTATTTTGGACTTCTATTATGTTATTTCTAAATGGCACTCCAAACTCACCAGGCATAAGTCCTATTCTTACCTTGTAGTCTTCTAGTGTAACGCATCTTTCTTGTGATGAATAATTATATCGCACTAAATTTCTTAATTCTTCTACTGATGGCTCGTCTTTACCGCCTAGTGCTGGTAATGGATTATTAACCGTAAGTGAGTCTCTTACTGACTGATTAATACTACTGTTTGACCCATTTACAAATAAATCAATATTACCTAATGATGTAAGTGTATTTGGACCTATATTAGTATTAGCTCCTCCACCTACTCTATAAGATACAAACATTGTCTTATTTGCACTAACTGTGATACCTAATGACAAGTTATTAATAAAATCACCTATTCTATTTACAAGTGATTTATCTACGTCAAATTCACATAATGCACTTATATCTTGTGTACCACCACCAAAAATAAGTTTAGTAAATCCGTTATCAGTATATTCCTTTATAAACCTTTGGTCAACTCTTTTAAATTTACCAGGTTTGACTGTTGAGCTATCACTGACTATTGTGTCGTCTGGGATAAATACTATGTCGTCAGCTAAAGCGTTTACTTCGTACCATCTAAGGTCTTGATTGTAAAATGTATCTATTGATGGGCTTGTAACGTAGTTAGTTCCTTCAAGTGTTACTACTGAGTTTACTGAAAGTACGTTATCATCTGGTAGAATTATTTCAAGAAATGGTTTAACATCTCCATCGTTAAGAACTCTCTTAAATATTTTTGTGACACCGTTAGTAACTATCTCTCTTTTGGTTATTGTATAACTTACTGTATTTCCGTTATTATCAAAATTTGGGATTGTTGTTCTATTTGGCAACCCTCCTGTTGTAAATGGGGATGAAAAATCCATTTCATCTGTAGTTTCAAAAACTTTACCAGCACCACTTATTTGAGCACCTCTTTTTACAATTGGTGCGTATGAAACATCAAATGTGTCCCCAAGTACTGGTACTATAACCGAAAAATCAGCAATAGTCATAGATGGTCTGTTTCCAGGAACCTTTAGTCCAAATGTTCTTGCCATTGAAAGTATTGAACTTCTTTCTTGTGCAAAATCAATTTGAGTCTCTTGAAACATTCTGTCTGTTTGAAAAGAAAGCATATCACCTACTGCAGCATTTAACTCCAATAACATCATACCTACAGACGCATCATTAAAATCATTAAATATATCTGGGTAGTATTGTTTTACAAAGCCTATAAGTTCTTGTCTAACATCTGCGAAGTTTCGACTATAGTAATTTATTTTTTTTGCCATGGTTTTTTAAATTTAAATTTGAAGTAATATAAAGTCTTTTTCTTCGAATGTGTCTTCGGTTACGGTGTAGTCTATTCTAACAACAACAGCGTATTCACTTTGTTCACTTTCTGTAACATCAACACTATTTATTATAAGATTAGGTATGTATTTTTTAACGACATCATTTAACTCTCTACTAATATCACCTCTAGTAGACCCATCATTAAATTCAAAGATATATTTTAATAGGTCAGTACCAAAGTCAGGTAAGTAAAGTCTTTCCCCCTTTCTGGTTAATAATAAATGCATTAGGTCTGATTTGATAGCTGAACTATCTTCATTAGTTAAATTAAGGAATTGTCCAATTTTTCCATCCTTAAACGGAAACTCAATATTTATAAACTTACCATTACCAGCCATAATACATTTTCTTTATTATAAATATATATAGGGTATGTTTTTGAAATGTAAATACAAAAAAAAAGGTCTGATGTGATATCAGACCTTAATATATTAAAGTGTTTGTTTTAGAATTTTAATTAGTTTGTAGAGAATCGAATATTCAAGACGTTGTATATACCATTCAATATGTAGGTATTAACAGCAATTGCTCCTCGAACTCTGGAGCCTTATGGGTTGTATATACCATACAAAATATAGACATTAACAGCTGCTGATTTGGTATCTGGAACTTATATTTAGTTGTATATACCATACAAAATATAGACATTAACAGCCTATTGCCTTACATATTCATGATTGCCTGTTGTATATGCCATACAAAATATAGGTATTAACAGCAATTTATAAAATTGTATAATAGATTACCGAGTTGTATATGCCATACAAAATATAAGTATTAACAACATTCAAAAATTCTCGGTCATAAGCCTCTATGTTGTATATACTATACAAAATATAGGTATTAACAACTAATTCTGTTAATAATCTCTCTTTTACTCGTTGTATATACCATACAAAATATAGGTATTAACAGCAGTTTGAACTCTGTGTAATTACGACATATTGTTGTATATACCATACAAAATATAGACATTAACAGCCAATCTCACTTGTTTTCGTTGTATATACCATACAAAATATAGGTATTAACAGCAATTTATCAAATTGTATAATAGATTACCGCGTTGTATATACCATACAAAATATAAGTATTAACAACACCGAAGTGATACATGCATCGCAGTTTATGTTGTATATACCATACAAAATATAGACATTAACAGCCTATTATTGTGTAAACCTCTATTTGCTAACATCTTACACCCAAAAATGGGTATAAAAAATGGTATTTATCGAGTGCTATTATTGGTTTTTGGGGTCATTTATCACGATGTGTTTATCCCAATCCCACCACTAAGTGGTTTAATAGCCTCAATCTAAGGCTGTACAACCAGCCCGAAGCGGTTTACGCTTCACATAATTTCAAAGAACTAGCATGTTTCTCAATTTCCTTTTGGAATTCTTTTGTATGAGCCATGCTTATGTTTTTAGCTGCATTATAGTCAGCAGATTCTTCGTGACCACATGAGGTACATTCAAACTCACTTTGTGATTTTCTACTTTCTTTATCAATGTATCCACAGTTGTTACATCTCTGACTAGTATATTTAGCTTTAACTTTATTTACTGTAATACCAACTTTCTTAGCTTTCTGCTCAATCATTGTTTGTAACTCATAGAATGACCAGTTTCTAAGTATAAAGTCGTTAGTATTTTTTTTAAACCCAGATAAATCCTCTAAGTTAATAATACCACATTTATGTTTTAAAGCAAAATTAATTACTTCTCTAGATAAATTATGGTTATAATTTTTAGCAAAGTTTCTTTCTTTTGTTGAAAGACTTTCTAATGCTTTTAATTTTTTACCTCTACCTTTACCACCCTTGGTTAATTTTAAGTCTCTCTGTAGTTGTCTTTTTCTTTTTTGAAATTTAAGTCTTTGGTTTAAGAAAGAGTCTCTATCACCTAATGCAATTCTATCTTTCTTATCATTTATAGCACCATATAATGGTACGTTAATACCTAAATCAATACCTAACACTCTTTTTTCATTTAACTTATACTTTTCAACTGGTACTTTGTGCACTAATAGTAAGAAAAATTTACCATCTTTAATTTGAAAAGAAGAATCACATAATTGATACTTACCTTCTATGATTGATTCTAATATTGATTTATTATTACTTCTGTCTCTTCCAAGTCTAGTAATTAGTGGTATACCGTTAAATATAAAGGTAAAGTTTTTTCTTTCTACATCAAACTTAAATTGTCTTATAGAGGTTTTAGTAAATGGTACTGGCATACCATTTTTGTATGACCTAATAGTACGATTACCCCTGGCTACATCACTTCTATCTTTAGCGTATAGAGCGTTTATAGTTGCTGATAGAGCAACTCTTATATTTGATGGTAGTTTATCTCTAAACTCTTGATTTGAAAACTTGTATGGTACGCTAACTGGTTTACAACCAAACATACCAGATAATTGTTCAGTCATTTCTTCGGATGTAATTTCATTCTTAGAATTACCAAAACCTCTTTTAATTACATCAACCATTCTGTTAGTGTCAACTAACTCATTGGCGTGTTTAAAGGTGTAATACGAAAAGTCTCTAAGTGTTTGATAAAATTGTTTTTTTAAATCTTTATCAGACTCGTTAACATAAAATTCTATCTTTCTTGTAACTATCGTTGTTTTCATTATTCAAATATATATCTTTTTTTTTAATTACACAACATAAATGTAAAAAAAAAGAGAAACTTTTTTAGTTTCCCTTTTAATTAGTAAATATTAATTAATATTATCCGTCACAAGCTTCACAGTCAATCATTGCCGCTTGAGCTATATCACCTCTTAATACACTTTCAGTTCTCATGTAGTAAAGAGTTTTAATACCTAACTTCCATGCTTCCATGTGGACTTGATTAATCCATTTTGGAGTTGCTTGAGTTGGGAATGCAACATTTAAAGAAACCGACTGGTCAATATATTGTTGTCTTAGTCCAGCTTGTTTAATTAAATCTAATTGATTTATCTCTTTAAATGTTTTAAACACATCTTTAAACTTAATAACTTCATTAAGGTCAAAATCTTCAGGTAATTCTGGAATAAACTTTAATTTACCATCAACAAATCCCCATTCATCAAGAAAATCAATATCTTGCACTGAACCCATATCTGTTAGAATTTTATTCCAAACTTCTTTATTATTTTGTTTCATCTTCTTAAGATAT